TTTTGAATAAAAAAAGGGTGTCTGCCGAAACAAACACCCCGTAGTACAGGAGGAATGCAGTATAAAAAACTTAAAAAATACCGCATTTGAATAATAGTGCAAAATCACCGAAAAACAATGCCATAAATAATTATAATTAAAATATAAATTAGTTGTTGCAAAAATTATAAAAATAATTTAAGAATATTAATTATGAACAAACAGGAGGTTCAAATGATTAAATACAAAAAAAAAGAAGCAGGTAATTACTATGCTTTTGTTAATGGCAAGAAAACATTTGAAGTTTGGTTTGATTACCAAGAAAGACATTGGGTAATTGGAACTTTAAATCTAGGTGAAGAATCTATCGCTATCGTTCCAAATTTTAGAACTGCAAAAGAGTATATTCAAATGGAGGTACAATAATGTTTAACTTAGCTATGACTACAATCGTTCATATAGGAATGATTGGGTTTATTTTATATTTTATTAAAGAGATATTAGACAAATGAAAGTTTTAGTTGCTTGTGAATATTCAGGTATTGTCAGAGATGCTTTTTCAAGACTAGGTCACGATGCTTGGTCTTGCGATATTCTGCCAACTGAAAGCGAAGGTAATCATTATCAAGATGATGTATTAAATCATTTAGAAGAAGGTTGGGATTTAATGATAGCACACCCACCTTGTACACATTTATCTGTAAGTGGTGCTAGATGGTTTTCAGAAGGTAGAAAACCAATACAACTTAGAATTGATGCTTTAAATTTTGTAAAAAAATTAATGGACGCACCAATAAATAAAATTGCTATAGAAAATCCTATTTCAGTAATTTCATCTCATATAAGAAAATCTGACCAATTAATTCACCCATATCAATTTGGTGAACCAATATCTAAAGCAACTTGTTTATGGTTAAAAAATTTACCTAAATTACAACACACTAAAGTTGTAGAACCAGAATATGTAAAAAGTGGAACTGGTAGAAAATGGTCAAAATGGTTTTGGGAAACTTCTTGTTTACCTGTTAAAGAAAGAGGAAAAGCAAGAAGTAGATTTTGGACAGGCATAGCAGATGCTATGGCTAATCAATGGGGAAAGGAGGTAAATAATGACTGACATCAAAGCAAAGATACTTCAGTTTGGCGGTAAGAAAAAACAAGAAGAAGTATTGACGACTATTCAAGTGCGTAAAGACGATGTTGCAAAGACGTATGAATTTTTAAAAGACATAGGGATATCTATGACGATGAAAGATTTTTACACATTTGCACTTAATCACATTAAAGGAGTGAAATAATGAAAGATAAAAACGAAGTATGTACTATTTGTAATGGAAACGATTATTTATACGACCCAATACAAAACACAGTACAACAATGTCCAGTCTGCACAGCACTGGGTAAACTATACGAAGCACAGGAGATAGAAAATGAAACAAGAACTGAAACCATTTCAACACATAATTGAAGTGTTGATTAAAAGAGATGGGTGGATTAAAATACCACTTTATACCAAGCAGGAGGTAAAATATGTTAAATAATCATCAACACATTGATTACGATATTAAACTTGAAAAAGTGCGTAATCAAATTGCCAATTCCAAAGAAGGCAAAGTCAATATAAAAGGCAAAATATATTCCACAGTGGGATTACGTCTTTTTAAACTTAGAGAGATATTCGGTACACGAATAACTATCAAAACTTCAGTATTAGAAAACAGTGATGAGAAAATTTTTGTGAAAGCAGAAGTATATCTCAATCACGAAGATGGTGAATTATTATTAGCTGATGGATACGCAGAAAAAAAACGTCAGTTAAATATGATTACTAAAAATAGTGGAGTAGAATTTTGTCAGACGACTGCAATCGGCAGATGTTTGGCATTACTAGGATTATCTGGTTCTAATGAAATATCTTCAGCAGAAGAAATTTATGCAAGTGAAGAACAGATAGTTCAAGAAGAACAACCAATAACAAAAACCAAAGGAGGTTTATAAATGGCAACTTGGTTAAACTTATTTAAGAACAATAAGAAAACAGAAACAGACAATCAACCACTATACAGAAATGTAAAAGTGGTGTTTGAAAATGATGTTAATCTAACAGCAGGTATTCCGTATGAAGTAGCACTATGGAAGAAAGACCAAACGAATAGTGGTAAACCTACGGATATGGTTTCAATTAAAATTGAACCTAATACATTCTTAATTAACGAAGGCGAAATCAAAACTGAGAAAAGTGAAGATATCCCGTTCTAAAATAATTAAGGATAAGAAATATATGCAGTGGGTGTGTTCATCGCACCCCTGCTATATCTGTAACTTAGAAGGCAGATTAAATTATCACCAGATACAATTTCATCACTTGCAAGGTAAGTACCGAGTAGGTGCGATGATTAGAGATGACAGTGTAGGCGTTCCCTTATGTTTTACTTGTCATTCTATATTCCACAAAAGAGGTGAAAGATTATACTGGGAAGAAAAAGGCATTGACCCTAAAATCTATGCTGACGAACTATACCAAGAATGGAAGGAAATAAATGAATATAAAAAACTTTGAGAAGTGGGATTTGCTCCCAATGTCCCCCAGTAAATTACGAGGATTTACTACATATACAGGTCAATTTATTGTAGAGAAAATTTACAAAAGATTAGGCACTTCATCACCACCTGCTTTAGCAGGAAATACAGTTGAACCAATGCTTCAAGATTATCTACAAGGTAAAGAAGTTAATGTAGATGAATACTTAACTAAATTTAAAACAGAAACTTTAGATTTTCCCAAAAGAGAAGATGTAGATAAGTATGTAGATTTAATTCCTAAGATGTTTGAACAGTCAAAAGCATTTAAAGAAATTGTAGCTGACAAAGAACAACATTCTTATCAAGAAGAATTGTTTACGGAAGTAATGGGAATACCCTTTAGAGGATTTAGTGATTTTATTTACAAGAAAGATAACAAACTTTTTATGTATGACCTAAAGACCAAAGGCAGAATGAGCGTAAACCATAATGATAAATTACAACAATATTTTTATCGCAAGGCATTACAAGAAACTTACAATGTAGAAGTTGAATGCTTTTTATTTATTGTAACACCTGCTAAGTCACATCTTGAACCCATAGACTTTATTGATGAATACGAGATTGAAATTAACAATGGTCTAAAATCTATGAACAAAGTATTAGAAATATGCAACGAACCGAAAGACTTTGCATATCTATACCAACCTAATGTTGATGATTTCTTTTGGCGTAGTCCTCATTTAAGAGATGCACGTAAAGACATTTGGGGAATTTAATATGGTCAGCAACAGAGGTTTTGTTGCTCCCAGAGAATATAAGTTGGTAAGATGTGAGTCTTGTGGGCGTAAATATACAAAATTTATGTCTATAAGACTTTACCAACACGAAGAAATCTATAAATGTATAAGATGCTATAACGGAGGAAAACAAAATGGCAAATAAAGACGATGAAATGAAAACTTTAAGTGAACACGCAGTTGATTGGATTTATGATGAACTTAAAAAAAAGGGATTTGTAGATTTTAACGATGGTTTAACTAGAGTAAATCTTCTGATGTGTTTTCAACATTTGTTTGTTGAAAATTATGGTGAAGAAAAATTTAAAGAATTAGATAGATTAATAAAACAAAAACTAGACGAAAATAAAAAAACATTAAACTAGGAGGAATAATGGCAAATAAAATGGTATTTATAAACTATTGTCCAGATGACCAATTATCTGGGTGTATGGTTTTATCTTACAAAGCAGAACTATGTTACAGACGACTACAAGACCTAATTTACACTAATGACGATAATTTATTTGATGATGATGTAACTTGGGAACAATCTTGTAGGGGTTTTTTAGAGGATAAAGACAAAATCAAACAAGAACTAATTAATAAACGTAAAATCTCTATTGATAATGACCTTATAAAGAACAAAAGATGCTCTGAAGAAATAGAACAGGCAAAGGAACGCCATAATAAAGCAAAAAAAGGTGCGGAGGCAAGATGGGGGGTCAAATCTGACCCTTTGAGCATCACCCAAGCATATGCATCGCATAATGCATCGGATATGCCAACTACTAACCACAAACTACTAACTACTAACTACAAACTAAAAACTAAAAATATATATACTGACGAATTTGATACTTTCTGGAGAAAGTATGTTCTTGATGAGAATGATACTAGGTCTAATAAGTGGGATAGTTTCCAACAATGGAAAAAACTAGATGAAAGTCAAAGAGGGTCTTTAGGGGTCAAATTTGTTACTTATAAGAACCAAAAAGGTGATTATTACAAAGCACTAGAAAGGTTCATATCCAAGAAAATCTATTTAGAAATAGAACCAGAAAAGATACCCACGAAAGAAGATTTCCAAGAATGGCAATTCAAAACAGATGTGGATATGAGAAAGAGGGGATTAAAGACGATGAGGTGGTCGGAAGATTATATTCGTAAACTAGATAACTTTATTGAGAACGGGACATAAAATGCAATTTTGCCCACTCTCTATCTTGTTCTTTAAATTCTACTTCTACAAACCTGTCAATGCCTTTAGGAGCATTATCAAACTTGAACAAGTTAAGAAAAAAATTGATAGATTTGTTAGTAATATGGTAAACATTCATTCTTGCAATATAGATATGAACCTCTATCTTAAAATTGTTATTATGAGAAATCAGCTATGTCCGAACCACAAAGTTATATAATCGTAGAGAATGATGACGGAACATTTACTGCCTATGTTAATTTTGGAAGTTGGTCATCTAAAGAAGAAGCAGAACACAATCTTGACTTAGCGATGAAGATGTTAGGAATGCAAATCAATACAGCACCCACAGTCCATTAATGCAAATCTATCAAAGACCTTTATCGGATATTAAACCTTACGAGAAGAACCCAAGAAAGAAACACAATATCACTAAAGTAATGAAGTCTATTCAAGACTTTGGATTTCAACAACCTATAGTCGTAGATAGAGCAGGTACAATCATTGTTGGTCATAGTAGATATTTAGCCAGTCAAGAACTAGGATTAGAAACAGTACCAGTGGTGATTGCTGATTTAAGTCCAGAGAGAGCAAAAGCATATCGTATCGCAGATAATAAAACCAATGAAGATAGTGAATGGGATTTTAATTTATTGAATAAAGAATTTACTGACTTACTAGATATTAACTTTGATTTAGAAGGTACAGGATTTGACCCTAAAGAACTTGAAGATTTCTTTACATTTGATAAAGAAGAAGAAGCACAAAAGGTCAAGTCGGAAAAACATTGTCCTAATTGTGGAACAAAAATAAAGTAGGGTACAACCTACCAAAAAAGAGGGTATGAAATGTCAAGACCAAAAAAGTATGAAATCAGTGGGGAAGTCGTAAGAAAACTGGCACAACTTGGTTCAAACAATGTTGAGATTGCAGACTACTTTGGTTGTGATGAAAGTCTATTGAGAAAGTCTTATTCCGAATATCTTAAGTTAGGCAGAGCAGAACAAAAATTACGTTTAAGAGAATTACAATGGCAATCTGCACAAAAAGGTTCTGTACCAATGCAGATATGGTTAGGTCGTAATATGTTAAATCAATCTGAGAATGGTGCTGTAACAGGTGATGATGAAGTCCTACCATTTAGTGTTGAGTAGTGCCACTAAGTAAACCTCAAAAACAAGTCCTTGAATGCGATAAAAGATTTAGAGTATTAATTACTGGCAGACGATTTGGTAAAACATTTCTAGCTGTTACGGAACTAGCAAAATTTGCACGATATCCTAAG